ACTTTCAACGCCTTGATTCATAGTAGAACCCTTCACCTTCACCATGGTTTCCATAACCATGTCACTCTCGTTGAGAATATCCATGGTATGGGCAATGAAGATTATGTTCTTGGTAGAGGATGCCACATATTTCTGCATCAACTTCTTGAAGTACTGGGCATATTCACCCCAGGCTTTCATGGTGTTAGAAGATTGCAGCACATTAATGCTTTCATACATATCCATCAGGAATGTCAGAGAATCGATTACGATGGTATGTATTTCCGGCATAGTCTCGGCATCATTGATTGCCTTGGTTACCTGGGAAGGATTAACCACAATTCCCTGTTTAAACTTGGAAGGGAATGGAAGTTCCTTACCGGATTCACAGTTGAGGTACATTACACCTTCAGGATCCCTGAGGAACATCAGGCTGGCAGATTTGCCTGCAGCAGATTTGCCACATACTAAGATTAAATTACGGTTCATTTATAGTTCCTTAAATCACGTTCATGAATCATTTTGAGAGAGCTTACAAGGATCGTATTACGCACTTCATCCTCAAGTAGCGGGACAGGTAATTTGCTATTGAGAGCCATTACATTATTAGTAACTGAGCTAATGTCATGTCCCTTTTCAATAAGGAAGAAAGCATAGTTCCGTAACTGATTATTTCGGTTACCTTCATTAGCTATCTTGTTTACGAACCAGCGTTCCAGAGGTTCTAGATTACCCTGTAAGGCATACGTCTTACGATGCTCTTCAGCCTTCTTGGTCTTTGGAATAAATTGCAATGCATCCAGGAGTTCACCGTCATTATACCAGTAATTTCCCTTATTCGTCAGCCACTTACGCGGTCTGTCGTTAGTCTGTTGATCACATTCAAAGGGCATAAACTGGTATATATTTGTCATGAATTCTTTGTAATCTTTCGAATTCAATTCGACTTCATGACTGAGTGGGAAGATGATTCTGAAACGATGCTGGGCAGGTGTATGCCGCTTGGTAACATGCATGATCCATTTAAAATCTGCCAACAATAATTTAGCAGTATCTATGGATACAGCATCATCCACATCTATAACAGCAAGATTACAGCCCGGAATGATATTCTCATCCTTCCTGTGACCCTTCTGTAAGTGGTGTGCTACCCAGTGGTAATTAGCAATAGCTACCAACTGGTGTAACTGATCAAAAGGCACACGCTGATTGTTATAACCAGTAGCGATATGATCACTATAGGAAACAATAATCTTATCCAGATTGGTTTCAGTAAGGGCCTTGCCTGAGAAGAAATCAATGTTATCTCCATCACGTTCTCTACGAATATAGATACCGTGTTTGTAGCCATACGCTATGGCGAGATCCATCATTTCCTGCTTCTCTGTCTTGGTACCCTTATAGAAAGGCAGTTCCTCTGTCAGATCAGCCTGGGTCAGTTGTTCCTCTGCACCAGCAATAAAGCGGGCTAGCTTAACGTAGGACTTGTCTCTTCGTAAGATATTGTGGAAGGCATTTCCAGACAGTTCTGTAAGAGCTACAGCCTGTTCCCAATGGTCCATGTTGAGGTACACAGAGCTGTCGATAAAGGCATAGGCACCGGCAAGCTTTACAGCTTTCCACCACCTGTGAGCCATTTCAGCCTGCTTGGCTTCCTGGTAATCAGAGAGTTGATTGGCTCGAGCCTGGCATTCCTGTCGATAAGCGAGATACGCCAGTTGTACATCTTCATCCATTTCAAGATTCGTATTGAATTGAGTAGGTGAAGCCAACAGTGTGAACCTGTTAGACAGCTGTACCAGATAATCTGAATCACTGTCATCGTTTAAAGATGCCAGCAACTCTTCTGGAGTCATATCAGTAGGTTGTACTTTAAGACGGGAATACCCAAAGAAGGATCTTCTGGCAAAGCCTGTCTCAAGCATGGAGTAGAACTCATCCTCTGTCTTGGTAGCATTGAGTAGTTTTGCAGGAGTACCAAACAACAACATGTTGGTAGGGGTAGGATCCATCAGATCTTCAGTACGCTGATTCTCTTTGGTATGTTTGATCAGCTTCTGTTTAATCTGACCTACATCAAATAACTCGAGAAATGAGGACAGAGCTTCAGTATTACCCAGCAGGTTGGAACCGATCTCATCTATCTCCAGATTCATCGAGCCGGCTCCACCCATCTGTAACTTGGTACGCATCTGCTTAATAGCTGCAGCAGTAACTGAGTCAAAACTAAACAGCAGATTCCCACATAGCTCAAACTCACCTTCACATAAGGCAAGTTCTCTATCTGGATCAGACCTGTTTTTAACAGCTCTTCGCATAGCAATGTTGGAAAGAGTCTGTTCAGACAGGGTAGGAAAAGTAGCATTAAGAAATTCGTGCCGGAAGCCATTAATTACCTTGGTTTCCATCAGTCTTATAGAATGCCCTTTACCAGATCCTGAGCTAGCCAGGTTAATGGCATACATATTTACAGGAACTGTTTCTTCTCCGGGGAGAACAACATAGGTACGCATCATGGAAGCAAGCTTGCAGAAAAAATAGGAGACTACCAACCTGAAAAATATTGAATCCAGATTCTGAGTCTTCTTCTGCATAATTTCTACCAAACGCTCCATAATTGGATTAAATTGTGGGTTGGGTGTTGTCATAAAAGTCCCTCTGACCTAAAGGCATCAGCCTGTAAACAAATAGAACTGGCATCGCAGTAGGTACAAAACTTGGGAGTAGCTTTACGCTCTACTACGACACCAGTATTGCCAATTGCAGAATTGGCAGCGTATGCTTCTGCTGCTGAGTCATAAAGCTTGGTAGCTTTCTTATTCTGCGGATTTTTGTAAAAAGCCCACCTGGCTGGATCCTGCCAGAGCTCGTCTGGTGTACACAAAGGCAAATCATTCTGGTCAGTCTTTGACTGTAGATCTTCAATTTGCCGTAATTTGTCTTGTACAAAACTGTCCACTACTTCAATAGGAAGCAGTTCAAGTTCCTTGGATAGGATCCGCTGCGGTGGGTAGTCTTTATTGGCTTGAGCCTGTAGGGGACTCCAGTCAGTAAAGGCATAATCGATAGACATAAGATCGTCTGTAATAATATCTGGGTTGAGCCAGCGATAGATGCTGCCTTGCATCATGTACTTGTGATTGTTAGAGCCGTTAATCCACGTATAGGTTTTAGTAGTCTTTGCATCTCTGACTCTGCCTAGAATTACAAAGTCAAACTTACCCGAGATAGTGTATCCATTTACTTCTTTCTGGCTACGCTGCTCAATATAAACATTGAGATCTGTCGGATCAGCTGTAGCAGGATCTGGATTGATCTTTACACGTTCCCGCATGGAAGGCGGATAATCCAGAGCTTCTAGGGCTTCTTCCAAATGATGGGTCCAGGCATACTCGAGTGCAGTATGTACTGCAGTTCCCAGTCGTGCAGCAGCTACCTCCGCGATATCTACAGATTCCTTTTGCAAGGACTCTTCTTTGATTTTACGACTGAGGATTAAACTTCGAATGGGTTTCAGGAGATCTGTGGCAGAGAATACTTTAGGGTCATAATTCAGGTCATAGCCATGATCGGCTGCTAACCAAACCGCGAAGGTGAGAGGTATATCGCTATTATTTGTAAACATGGAGTACTCCAGTTGGATTCAACATACCTGCCGGAGGCAGGAGACAACTACTTAATGAGGGAAAGGTGATCTCTCATTTATGCTTGGTATCAAGAATGAGTTCAGAGACACATTTCTTGATTGTGCGCTGATCAGCTTTATTGGGTATATGTGCTGATTCTGCCCACGTTGGGTGAAACACTTCTAGTTCTGCTTCTAGACCAACAACAGGGTGCTGGATCTCATCTAGCTTATTCCATTCCATGCACTCGATCAAATTGTTATTTGTCCATTCAAGACACTCAATATTATCGGAGATCATGAAGTAGAGACTGTCATGAATCTGCATGATTGGAAGTATCTTTTCTCGCCACTTAGAGGCCCATACACGAGACATAAACTCATTCAGGGCTCTGGTATTGAGTAAGCCATAAGACTGGCCTAAAGCGTTCCCAGCGGTCTTTATTTCCTTTCTGGCCTGGTAAGGCAGGTTCTTCAGATTACCCAACATTGTTTTAGGTAAGGTAGGCGTACGTAACTTCAAACCGAAGGCGAGTTCTACATAGCCACGGTCTGCAGCCTCAACTATCTTGTCCCATACCCACTTGTCAGACACTTCATATAACTTGTGATAGTTAGCTTCAATACTCTTTGCTTCCACTTCTGAAAAACCAAAGTTTTTAACAAGAGTTCTCCATGTTCCCTGGTAGGTAAGGGCAAAAGTAGGGGACTTGGATTTCTGTCGAAGATCAGGGTATTTCTGGGCAATTGAGTTGATGATGTTGGGATGTTCAGATACATCAGCTTTTTCCATAGCAAGTTCAATATCAGACATTTGTCCATGGAAATATGCAAATGCTCGCAGGCAATGCCCATCGTAACCATCGACGTACATCTTTAACTTTTCAGGATCTTTGGTTTGCAGGGCGGATATACGATCTTCCAGTGAAGTGAAATCAGCACCTGCAAATATCCAACCCTTGGGTACCTGGAAGCATTCCTTGATGAGCTTGGCATACTGAGTTCCTGTAGAGGGAATATTCATCAGGTTAGGATTAGAGCTCGAGAGTCTGCCTGAGACAGTACCGCCAAGATTGAAGGAGC